AATCCTCAAAGATTTATAAAGTAATACAAGACCCTATTAAGGGTAAAATGTTACGCCCCGACACATTTATTCCATTTGCTTGGGTTGGTGACTTGAAAGGTAAAAACTTTTACAAGAACGATAAACATGCACAAAAACGTGCGATGAGTGAAAATGGTATTATCATAGAAAGGCTTGATACTCACGGTGATGAACGTTTAGAAAACGGATTAAAGTATTTGGTTAAAACAACCAAGTCATATTCCAATCTTGTAAACTTCTTTAAGGGTGGTGGATTAGACCCGTGGGGTAGAGACAACACAGACTCAATTCAAATATTATCACCTGTCGAACAATACTTAATTCAAAAAAGTAAAAGACTATTCAAAGGTTTTGATGAATACGATGAAATCCACAGGTTTGTATTCGATATCGAGACCACAGGTCTTGACCCCAAAACAAGTAAGATATTCTTGATAGGGATGAAAGACAATCGTGGTTTTCTAAAATTATTATCGGCACAAAATGAAGATGAAGAACGACAAATGATTGTCGACTTCTTTAAGACTATTGATGAGTTAAAACCATCTTTGATTGGGGGTTACAACTCAGCATTCTTTGACTTCCCATTTATTTTGAAAAGAGCTGAGATATTAAAAGTTAACATCAAAAAAATCTGCAAGACCTTACATCCCGATTATACACTGAAACAAAAAGATGGTATCCTAAAGTTAGCAAACGAAATGGAACCATACGTTCAGACTCAGATGTGGGGATATAATATTGTGGATATTGCCCATGCGGTTCGTAGAGCACAAGCAATCAACTCAGACATTAAGAGTTGGTCTTTGAAGTATATCACCAAATTTATTGAAGCAGAAAAACCAAATCGTGTTTATGTTGAAGGTGATAAGATTGGTAAAATCTATTTCGATAATTTTGAATATTGGATGAACAAAGAAAACGGAGCTTACAAAAAAGTTGGGTTTGATTCAAAAATAGATGAGGTCTGTAAAAGAAGGGATGATGTTTATAAATTAGTTACAGGTTCAAAAATTATTGAAGACTACTTGGACGATGACCTTTATGAAACAATGGTGGTTGATGAGCAGTTTAACCAAGCGAACTTCTTGTTGTCTAAACTTGTACCAACAACTTATGAAAGACTTTCGACGATGGGAACCGCAACATTATGGAAAATGATTATGTCCGCATGGTCATATAAACATAATTTAGCGTTACCAAGAAAATTAGAAAAAAGAAAGTTTACGGGAGGTCTTTCTCGTTTGGTTCAGGTTGGGTTCTCTAAAAACGTATTGAAACTTGACTACTCTTCACTGTACCCATCTATTCAGTTGGTTCACGATGTGTTTCCTGCTTGTGATGTAACAGGAGCGATGAAGAGTATGTTAAAGTATTTCCGTGATACACGTATTAAATACAAGAACTTAGCAAGTGAATATAAGTCTATTGACCCAAAACTTGCTATTTCTTATGACCGTAAACAATTACCAATTAAAATCTTTATCAACGCATTCTTTGGTTCATTATCTGCACCACAAGTATTTCCGTGGGGAGACATCGATATGGGTGAACAGATTACTTGTACGGGTAGACAATATCTAAGACAGATGATTATGTTTTTTATGAAAAGAGGTTATGTTCCACTTGTAATGGATACGGATGGTGTAAACTTTGAAACCCCGCAAGATAGAGAAGAGTATAAGTATATTGGAAAAGGGTTGAACGGTTTGGTTAAAGAAGGTAAGGAATATATTGGTGCGGAAGCCGATGTTGCTGAATACAATGATTTATTTTTAAGAGGTGAAATGGGATTAGATATTGATGGGGTTTGGCCCTCAACAATAAATGTGGCTCGTAAAAACTACGCACTTCTTACAGATAAGGGTAAAGTAAAACTTACAGGTAATAGTATTAAATCTAAAAAACTTCAAACATATGTTGCCGAATTTTTAGATAAAGGACTTCGAATGTTATTGGATGGTAAAGGTGGTGAGTTTTTAGATTTCTACTATGAGTATGTAGACAAACTCTATAACAGACAAATCCCTTTGGCTAAAATCGCAAACAAAGCTCGTGTTAAACAATCCATCGACGATTATAAAGTTCACATTACAAAAACCACTAAGGCTGGTAATATGATGTCTCGTCAAGCCCATATGGAACTTTTAATTAAAGAAGGTAAAAATCCGGGTCTTGGTGACACAATCTTTTATGTTAATAATGGTGAAAAAAAATCACACGGAGATGTTCAAAAGAAAAAAGATGAATTAGTTTTAAATTGTTATTTGATTGATGAACGTGACATAGAAATGAATCCAGACTTATTGGGTGAGTATAATGTTCCTAGATACTTGGCGGCGTTTAACAAAAGAATTGAACCATTACTTGTTGTTTATAGACCTGAAATTAGAGAAGACATTTTAATTGAGGACCCGAAAGATAGACCTATTTTTACTAAAACTCAAACTGAATTAGTACGTGGTTATCCCATGAAAGAAGCTCACCAAGATACGTTAGAAGAAGTATTAACGTTATCTGATACGGAATTAACGTTTTGGAAGAATGTGGGTATTGACCCTTACTATATGTATTTGGACGGGACGGTTGATTTAGTAGATACTGAATGGGTTGAAAATAACAGAGTTTTAATGGAGAAATATGTTCAACAACAAAAGAAAGTAGATGCTGACGAATATTATGAATTTGATGTTGATGGTGATTTGATGGCTCTTAGTTTCGACTAAGAGTTTTTCAATCCATCAGAAGATAAAATATACCAGTAATCACCTATTTTTCGATATTCAACACAAGCACCTTTATCTAATTCGATGATATCGAATTCTTCATCTATTGGTGAGTCTGCAGTTACATTGACTTTGGTTAGGGCTTTAATAACAACGTGGTCTGTTGTTTTAGAATCTAAAAATAAATCACAAACATCAATGTCTTTTATTACTATTGCCGATTCACCATTTGTTGAATAATTTTTGTTTGTTACAACAGCAACATCTGAAGTCATAATTTCAACTCCATTGATTATTCTTCTCGATGGTATTGACCTAAATACTGACATAAAAATTAAATTACTGTGTATGGGCTTTGGAAGGCTCTTAACTTTAATAATTTGTTTAAGTTCTCCGCTTGTAAAGCCTTTTGTTCCATCATTTTTTCTGGACGTAATCTTTCAAGTCTTGCTTTAAGTTCTTCCCACAACATTGCCTTCTCATCTTTTGCTTCAGTTGCTAATGATGTATAATCCATTGTTAATTCAGAATCAGGTGTTTTAAGATTACCACTAAACTTACCTCTTACTCTACCTAAAGTTTCTTTACAATATGCAGTGAACCATCTTCTAACCCACGTTTGTGCAGGTGGATTAAGTTTATCCCATCTTAATTTATCTAATGGAACATCAGAAGGAAGTCTAATAACGTCTGGGTTTTTAGCCAAACAATCTTCTCTATCGTAAGTATCATAATACCAATACCAAACTCGATAGTCATTTCGTTTCATATTACCAAAATCAAACTTACCACCAGGTACATTCATCAAGTGAATTGCTTTTTTTCCTTCAGGTAATGCTGTAACTCTATATGTTAAATCACCTGTAATAATTCTTCTTTTCATTTGAATGTCTGCCATTCTTAAAAGAATGTCAAATGCTGGTGTAATAAAATAATTACCCGTTGTTCCCATTTGTGAAAAACCAGCACCACCACCTAAACCGATACCACCAAAACCTCCAAATCCACCCATGAATGGGTCAAAGTATGCTGCATCCAATTCAGGTCTTGCAAACCATAACAATTCGTTAAGTTCACGTCCTGCAGGTATTTCATAAACTTGTTGGTTTGGTACTAAATCTATGTAATCTTTTTTCAATACCCAATCGCCACCAGCCTGTAAACCTACAATTTTTGAATAAGCGTAAGTGAATTGTGTTTCCCAATCCATACTACGAGTGGATAGTGCTCTTGTGATAGATTGTTCGTCAAGATTTAATCCGTAAACCGATGTCCATTGTGATTCAATTAACCAATCTTGTACGTGTTGTTCATAATCTTCAATAGATAACTCCAATAGTGAGTCCATCATTTCGTCTTCAAGTTCTACTGAACGTAAAGGCGCCCCCAAAAGATTACGTATTCTTTTGTAAAGTTTACTTCTGTCGGGCTCATTTATGATTACAACGTTTGACATAGATTTTTTAATATAAATATCTTAGTAATTATTTATGTTACGATTTTCTAATTTTTAACTGAGTAGTGTAAAGGTCATTCACAAACCCCCAATTAACTACTTTCCAAAAATTTGAGATATATTCATCTCTTTTGTTTTTATATTTCAAGTAATAAGCATGTTCCCATAAATCTAAACCTAACAATGGGTAACCATTTTCTTTTTCAGTGTTCATTAAAGGATTATCTTGGTTGGATGTTGTAACAATTTTTAATCTATTATTTTTTGTTAAAATTAACCAAGCCCAACCAGAACCAAATTTAGATTTAGATTCCTCACTAAATTGTTCTTTAAATTTTTCAAATGAACCAAAATCTTTTTTTATTTTTGAAAGTATTGGGTCTGAGATTTCTTGTTTTTTTGGAGATAACATTTTCCAAAACAATGCGTGGTTAAACGCACCACCACCATTATTTTTAACAGATTTGTTGAATCTTGAAATCTTTTCGATTATTTCTTCTAAATCTAAATCCTCCCCTTTAATTTTATCTAACTCATTATTTAATTTTTCAACATATCCCTTGTAATGTTTATTATAGTGAGTTTTCATTGTTTCACCATCAATAAATTTTTCTAACGAATCAAAACCGTATGGAAGTTTTTCAATACTAATATTTTTTATTTCAGATATTATTGTTTCTTTTTTTGATGACTCAACCTCTAATATAGACTCGATTTTTTCTATTTGTTCAGAAAAAGATTTATAGATAATCTTTTCCATATCTTTGTTGTTTTTTTCAAACTTTTTGATTTCTTGAGACGCCTGTGAACTTGCTTCATCCTCGTTTTTTCCACCAATATCCTTTCCTTTTTTTCTTTTCAAAACGGTTCTTTGATATTCGTGTGACCATTCGTGAGCTAATGTTCTTAACACATCACGGTTCAATCTATCTTTTACTAAAATTTTAAGTTTGTTTTTGTCAGTTCTTGAACCTGTAGTCATCGTACCTGTTCTTTTATTTTGGAATACGATATCTAAATTATCCTTTAATGGGTAATTTTTTTTAAGTTGTGTAATAAAATCGTTGATTAAGACTTTATCACCTTTGCTAGATTCAATTCCAATATATTCAACATTTACGTCCATGATATATAAATATCATCGGTTTCTAGAAATCATATTTAACATTTCTTCTATTACCGATGCTTCATCAAATGTATCATCACCCATCACAGTTGATATGATTTTTTTCTTTCTATTAAGGATGTCGTAAATAGCGCCTTCTATTGTGTTTTCAAATAGGGGGTAATAAACTGATGTTGAATTTTTTTGTCCTATACGGTGTGACCTGTCTTCGGCTTGTGAATGTTCTGCAGGAACAAAAGATAAATCATTCATGATTACAGCTTCCGCTGAGGTTAAAGTAATACCAACACCTGCGGCTTTCAAGTTTCCAACAAATACTTTGATTTTATCGTTTGTTTGAAATTCATCAACCGCATTTTGTCTGTGGAACTTAGAACAACTACCATCTAAATAAACCGCAGATTTACCAAAGTGGTTATAGATTTGATTTAAAGTATCTGTAAAGTTTGTGAATATAATAACTTTTTTACCTTGCTCTATAATGTTTTCCGTTAACTCGATTGTGTTATTAATTTTTTCTTGTGCGATGACTTTTCTTACTTTCATTAATTTTGAAAACTGAATGGTAAGTGACGAAGACTCTTCAGGGTTTTGGTCATACCAATCAAAATATTCACCTACTAAATCTTCGTAATCTTTTGATTTGAGTCTCAAATAAACAGGAGTTATAATTTTTTCAGGTAAGTCTAAAACGTCTTCTTTTAATCTTCTTAAGATATGTGTTGAGGTTCTTTCTCTTAATTCTTCAAGATTAGATGCTCCCGTAACGTTCCATACCTTTCTTTTTCCCACACTAAATTGGAATCCATTACAATATCTTTTAGCATATGCCATCCAATTCATAGCTACGGGGCTATCAACAAGGTTTAATAAATTGTAATAATTCATAGGTCGTGAAGTCATCGGCGTTCCAGATAATAACCAAACTCTATTTGATTTACTTGCGATATCGTTGGCAATTTTTGTTCTTTGTGCCTGCGGGTTAGAAATCATATGGGCTTCATCCATGATAACCAAATCAAAATTAATTTTCATAATTTCTGATTTTTCTTTGTCCTTTGTATCATGGAAATTTTTTAAGATGTCATAATTTACAATAACAAAATCATGTTCATCTGAAAATTTCTTACCTTCTGCGATATATACAGTTCTATCTGAATAATTTGCAATCTCTCTTTGCCAGTTTATTTTCAAAGATGCTGGACACACAATCAAAACTTTTTTGGCACCTGTTTCTAAAGCTGCAATGATGGTTGATGTGGTCTTACCAAGACCCATGTCATCAGCCAGAATAAACTTTTTATTTTTTACAAGTTTTTCAATTGCTTCTTTTTGATGTTCCATAGGTGGTCTATGGGTGTATTTGTCATAATCAATAGAAATGTTTTTAACTTCATTATCTTTTAATAATGCCGATTTTGGCATCCAAAAGTCGTGTAAAGTTTCTCCCGAAAAGATTTTACCCCATATATGATAAGCTTTATCCTTTTCAACCAACAACTTCTCAACATAAATTTCTGAAGGTTCTTTGGTATACATTTTATCTTCCATCAGTTTTTTACCAAAATATGAATCTAACTTGACCCATTTTTTTGCGACTTTTGGTTGTAGGGTATGATAATTATTTATGTAATCGGCCTGAGGTCTCGTAGGAACAAAAGACTTACTATTTTGTTTTTTGTGTTTTAAGTTAAGGATATAGTTATTTGACCCTTCATAATCGTCTAATATTAAAAGGGCTTTTGATTCGGGTGTTTTAGGCACAAAATCTTCCATGATATAATAAAATATAATAAACATCCATAAAAAATCAATTAAAGTATTTATAGGTATGGCAGATAATAGAGTTCCGATAACCAGACTAAATAAGTTTTTTTCTGAAGAAGACTTTAACTTAGATATTTCTATGGGTGATGAATGGTTAGGTGGGGATATGAATTTTACCCTTGTTTTATACCGTATTGATAGACAAAGAACTATTAGTGATGATGTGTACGGTGAGACCTTAGAAGATGGAATACAGTTTTTACCTCCCGTTGAATTCAAGGGATATGTACAAATTGAAGCTCCTTCTAATGTTGATTATGGTTCCGCTAAATTATCACAAACAGAACCAGGTAATTTGAAAGTTGGCGTTTATCAAAAACAATTAGAGGAATTAGGTATTGATATAAACTATGGTGATTATATTGGGTATTACGAAGACGAAACAAGAGTTAGATATTATAGTGTTGTAGATGACGGTCGTGTATTTTCTGATAACAAACATACATACGGTGGTTACAAGGCTTTCTACCGTTCTGTTATTGCGGCACCAGTAACCGATAACGAATTTAGAGGAATATAAAATGGCATTACCAAGTAAAGTAAAAAAACATTTACCACTAACACCTGAAAAAGTTGGTCGAGAAAGAAGACAACAAATGTTAGATGATATTACTGATTATGGTACTTTTCTACCTAAAGGTGTTTTACATGCCGATTTAGATTTGGGTATCTTAGATTTTGTAAAAGAAGATTTGAAATTAGTCGTTGGTGAAAAGTTAGTACCGACAGTTGATAAAATCATAACTAATCAAAACTGGTCACAATTTACTGAAACATGGAACTTCCAAGATTTAGATAAAAACATTTCATTACCATTTATTGCAACAGTAAGAACTCCTGAAGTTAAATACGGAACATTTCAAGGAGGAGCTGCGAATATACCAAACAGAAGACAATTCTTTTACTATACTGTACCAACATGGGACGGACAACGAAAAGGTGCGGATGTTTACACAATACCCCAACCAATTCCTGTTGATATTACATATAATATTAAATTGTTTTGTAACAGGATGCGTGAACTTAATGAGTTTAACAAAATTATTATGCAAAAGTTCACGTCAAAACAAGCGTACACTCAAATTAAAGGTCACTACATGCCAATAATAATGGAGACGGTATCAGATGAATCGGCTAAAGATTTACAAAAAAGAAAATATTATATTGCAAGTTATACATTAATATTAAAAGGTCTTTTAATTGATGAAGCGGAATTCAAAGTTTCACCCGCGATATCAAGACAAGTATCTTTATTTGAAACTGATGAAAGAGTAAGAACGAGAAGGGCTAACATTCAACCACCAAGACCTGATAATTTTGACCTTGACTTATTATTTGTTTCGGGTACCACACAATTATCTGAAGTTTTTAGATACACAGCAGACTTAAAAATTACTGAAACACAAAATGTAAATTCATATGATGTTTATATAAATTCTAATTATGTTGGGTCCAATTTACCGACAATACAAATTAATGACGGAGACACTTTTTCAATAACCGTAACTAAAACAAACTCAAGTACTCTTGCAAAAATAAAAACAGTTGCATACTTAGTTTAATTACTCTCCGTAAATATCTTTTACTTCCTTACAATTTTCAGTAATTAGTTTTTCTAAAAACTTATACATCTTCAAACCATTTTTATCACAATAATCCTTTAAGATTGTATGTACTTCAGGTTTTATTTTTAAGTTTTTTATTTTTTTTTCTTGGATTTTCATAATGGTAGAAAAAAGGCAGAATTTATTCTCACTCTTTGATAAATATTATACTAGGGTAAAGTTTTTTGTTATTTGGTGATGTATTTATATATAAAAAATAAATTCTAAAAACATTTTTATTAACATGGCATCATCTAATAAGGTTTTTGTTTCTCCGGGTGTGTATACATCAGAAAGAGACTTAACATTTGTTGCACAAAGTGTTGGTGTAACTACATTAGGAGTGGTTGGTGAAACTCTTCAGGGACCAGCTTTCGAACCTATTTTCATCACAAACTTTGACGAATTCCAAACATATTTCGGAGGTACTAGCCCTGAAAAATTTGTAAACACACAAATACCAAAATATGAATTGGCTTACATTGCAAAATCATACCTATCACAATCTAATCAACTTTTTGTTACAAGAGTACTTGGTCTTTCAGGTTACGACGCAGGACCATCTTGGTCTATTGTAACAATAGGTAATGTTAACCCTGCAACAATTACCGCTACAGGTATAACTACGGCAGTTGGTGTAACATTTACAGGTAGTACAGGTGGCACCGTAACATTAACATCGGTACCTGCGTCGTTAAATGCAAGCGGTAATTTCTACACACCATACACTGAATTTAACGGTGGAACATCTACAATTGGTGGTGATTTACAAACATACATTTCTAATCAAATTTCACTTTACTCAACAAGTGCATCGACTTCAGGTTCAAGTGCAATATTTTGGGGTACGGTAAGCGCATCTACATTTAACAGTACAACAGGTGTAACACTTAATGGTACAGGTTCAATTTCAGCATGGACTGAAAATTTTGGTGTGGGTGTATTGACAGGTGCGACCGCAGCTTCACTAAGCGCTCAAACAACTAACGACCCTTGGTATTACGCTTTATTTAATTACCAGCCAGGTACAATTAATTCTTACTATGGTCAAGGTATGGGAGCAGCACTTTCAGGTATTTCAACAACACCTACTTCAGGTGTGTTCTCAGGTACTGTTGCATTCTATACAACAACATACTCGGCATTACCATACACAACATATGATGATATGGTAGTTGCAACATTAAGGTCAAGAGGTATATCTACATATACATCAACAAATGCGGGACCTTTCTATGAAGTTTCAGGTACGTCTGATGTTAAGATGATATGTACAGGTTCATATTCAGCGGTAACTGAAGACCCTTACGCAATATTCCAAATCTCAGGTAAAACTTACGATAATGATAATTTCACATTTGAAACTTCAATGTTAAGTACCGATAAAAATTATTTGAGAAATGTATTTGGAGCATCTAACTTTGGTAAATCGAGAACTGAAGTACCTTTATTTGTTGAAGAAACATACCCTGCATTACTTCAAACAGGATATAGAGCAGGACAAATTAGAGGTTTATATTGTAATTTGGTAAGTTTACCAGGAGCAAGGTCAGGTAATTCTGATAGTATTGGATTCTACTTAGAGCAATACCAAACACCTGAAACACCATTTGTTGTTTCTGAATTAAGAGGTAATAAAGTTTTCAAATTATTTAAGTTTGTTCTAATCTCTGACGGTAACTCAGCTAATACATACGTTAAGTTGTCTATTGGTAATATTTCATTCAACAATGGAACATTCGATGTATTTGTAAGAGACTTCTTTGATAACGACCAAAACGTAAGAGTACTTGAAAGTTTCACAAACTGTTCATTAGACCCAACCCAAAACAACTACATAGCAAACAAAATCGGTACATCTAATGGTGAATACCAAGTTAAGTCTAAATATGTAATGTTAGAGATGAGTGACGAAGCACCAACAAACGCTCTACCTTGTGGGTTCGAGGGTTACATCTCAAGAGAGTATGCTAACGCAACTCCTCCGTTTGTACCTTATAAAACAAAATACTTTACTGCTGGAGAAACAATTTACAACCCACCTTTTGGTTCTACTAATGGCGGGGATAATCCTGTAATCTCAAGTGGTGAAAACCCAAGAAGAGCTTACTTAGGTATTTCTAATATTACAGGTTTTGACTACGACTTCTTCCAATATAAAGGAAAACAACTTCCAGCAAGTTTAGCAACAGACACAACAGGTGCAGCTTGGGGTTATTTAACTAAAGGTTTCCACATGGATAGTGGAGCAACAGTTGTTACTATAACAAACGCTTATGCTACATCAGGCCAATCGGCATTTGAAGTAGGTGTTGGCTCATTTAATTCAGAACCAACTGACACAAATAACCCATACTACAGATTGAATACTCGTAAGTTTACATTATTGGCTTACGGTGGTTTCGATGGTTGGGATATCTATAGAGAATATAGAACGAATAGTGACTCATACGCTTTAGGTCAAACAGCATTCAAATATGGAGCTGCAAGTTCGGTAACATATCCTACAGCATCAGGATGGGGAGCATTTAAAGCAATTTCAGGACCTAACCAAGAAAGTTGGGCTAATACTGACTACTACGCATACAAATGGGGTCAAACAACATTTGCTAATCCTGAATCAACAAACATCAATGTGTTTGCAACACCAGGTATTGATTATGTAAATAACTCAAACTTAGTGGAAGATGCAATTGATATGATTGAAACAGATAGAGCAGATTCAATCTACATTGCTACAACACCTGACTTCAATATGTTCTTACCATCTTACCAAGACATTACTGAAGGGTTAATTTACCCACAAGAAGCTGTAGATAATTTAGAGGGTACTGGAATTGATTCAAACTATACCGCAACTTACTACCCTTGGATTTTAACAAGAGATACTGTTAATAATACTCAAATCTATATTCCTGCAACTTCTGAGGTTGTAAGAAACTTAGCTTTAACTGATAACATCGCATTCCCTTGGTTTGCATCTGCCGGTTACACAAGAGGTTTAGTGAATGCGGTAAGAGCAAGACGTAAGTTGACACAAGACGATAGAGATACTTTATATAAAGGTAGAATCAACCCAATCGCTACTTTCTCAGATGTGGGTACGGTAATTTGGGGTAATAAAACATTACAAATTAGAGAATCTGCACTTGACAGAATTAACGTAAGAAGATTGTTACTACAAGCTCGTAAATTGATTTCAGCAGTAGCTGTAAGATTATTGTTCGAACAAAACGATAACAAAGTAAGACAAGACTTCTTGGATTCAGTTAACCCAATCTTGGACCAAATTAGAAGAGATAGAGGTTTGATTGACTTTAGAGTTCAGGTATCTAATACACCTGAAGATTTAGATTCAAATACATTAACAGGTAAAATCTTCTTGAAACCAACAAGAGCGTTAGAATACATCGACATCGAGTTTGTCATTACACCAACAGGAGCGTCTTTTGACAATATCTAAAAAAATAAAATAAGTGGGGGGTAGAAATATCCCCCATAAATTATTTAACACATAAAACTATGAAAATAGAAAAAAAATTAATCAAAGAATCTTTAGGATACAACACTAAAGGAAAACAAACTTTTGCAGATAAGAAGCAAAATATAATTATTACAGAAGCTCAATTAGAAAAATTATTGGAAAAACTTAAAAAATAATGGATATTAGAAAGCATATAAAAGAATTTGTTAAGTCTCGTAAATTAAATGAAGGTTTTACCGATGAGGGTGAACCTGACACAAAATACTACGCATTTGATTGGGACGATAACCTTATGTTTATGCCAACTACAATCATTTTGTTGAGTGAAAATGACGAAGAAGTTCCAATGTCTACAGAAGACTTTGCAGAACATAGACATCAAGTAGGACAAGAACCATTTTCTTATAAAGGAACAACTATTGTTGATTTTGCACCTGATTCATTTAGACATTTTGGTGTTAAGGGTGATAAAAGATTTGTAATGGATGCAATGATGGCACCTTTAGGTCCTTCTTGGAATGACTTTGTGGAGTGTATTAATGGGGGTTCAATCTTTTCAATCATTACCGCTAGAGGTCACAACCCAAAAACATTAAAAGAAGGTGTGTATAATTTAATAATGTCTAATAAAAATGGTCTTAATAGTAGAACATTGGCTGAAAACCTTTATAGATACAGAAACATAGGTAATGAAGTAGAAGATAGTAAAAAGGTAAAGGCTCTCACACCAAAAGAACTTCGCGAGTATTTGGATTTGTGTCGTTTTTATCCCGTGACATTTGGTGAAGGTTCTGCGGTAAGTCCTGAAGAAGGAAAAAATAGAGCAATAAAAAAATTTGTTGCGTATTGTCAAGAAATGGCCGAAGAGATAGGTAAAAAGGCTTTCTTTAAAAATGATATTTTGAACAACGAAAGTTATTCGGAGGAGTTGTGGAGTTCGGTCAAAGACAAATACAAAGCAAAAATTGGTTTTTCAGATGACGATGAAAGAAATGCTCATTCAATGAAAGGGTTTTTATCTAAAGAATATCCAGAAGACAACCCTGTAAAAATATATTTAACTAAAGGAGGAGAAAAGAAAGAATACTAGAATGTTATTTATAATGCAACAATAACTTTAAAAATTCTGGAAGTAAATAGAAAAAAATTTAGTTGGATATATTTATAATAAAAATAAAAGAAACAAAAAAATAGATAGACATGGCTGATTTATTAATGAAAATGCCCTTTCAGTATGAACCAAAAAGAAAAAACAGGTTCATCATAACTTTCCCATCTTCTTTGGGAATTAATTCTTGGTATGTTGAAAGTGCTTCAAGACCAAAAATTGAAATTAAAGAAGTTCCAATTCCGTTCTTGAATACTGAAACATATGTTGCAGGTCAGTTCAAATGGGGTTCAATTGACGTTACATTCCGTGACCCAATCGGTCCTTCAGCATCACAAGCTCTTATGGAATGGGTTCGTTTACATGCTGAATCAGTTACAGGTCGTATGGGTTATGCTGCTGGTTATAAAAAAGACATTGACCTTGAAATGTTGGACCCAACAGGTGTGGCAGTTGAAAAATGGATTTTACAAGGAACATTCTTAACAAATGTTGACTTTGATTCATTAGGTTACGGTGAAGATGGTTTAATTACAGTTAAAGCAACATTAAGACCTGATAGATGTATCTTAGTATACTAAAAACAAAATAAAATATTATCCAATCCCATCTATTTTAGGTGGGATTTTTTATTTACATAAACTAAAGTCAAGTTATTTTTAAAGAAAAAATTATGGACCAAAGTGCACAATACGGACAGATGGATTTCAATCTACCACACGATTTAGTTACATTACCAACTAAAGGTGTTTTCTATAAACCAAAAAAGGAAAGTTTAAAAGTTGGTTATTTAACCGCTATGGATGAAAATTATTTAGCATCCCCAAACATTATAAATGATGGTATTATTTACACGTTACTAAAAAATAAAATATATGAACCTGGATTTGATATCAACCAATTACTTAATGTTGACGTTCAAGCTATTTTAATATTTTTAAGAAACACTTCTTTTGGTAGTGAGTATGACTTTAAAATTAGAGACCCTAAAACTGATTCATTATTTGAAACAACAATTATGTTGGACAACATCAAAATAGTAGAGTCTGAAATACAACCTAATGAAGAAGGTCTTTTTGAATTTGTATTACCTAAAACAAAAAAGAAGGTAAAGTTACGTTTATTAAATTTAGGTGATGAAAGAGAAATTGATAAGATGAAGGAACAATATCCTGAAAAAATGGTTGCACCTGTAGTAACAAGAAGATTGGAAAAATCTATAGTCAGTGTTGATGGAGAAACAAACAGAGAACAAATTTCAAAATTTGTGAACCAATTACCAATAATGGACTCTAAAGAATTAAGAAAATTTTTAAGAAGGTGTGAACCTGAATTAGATTTATTAAAAACAGTTATGGCCCCGTCAGGAGAAAAAGTTACTATCGATGTGACTTTTGGGGCTGAATTTTTTCGTCCTTTCTTCGGAGTATAGAAAAAACGTAATGGATGAATTCTTTTTAATCTCAAAAGAATTAAATTTTACCTATAAGGATTTATTGGTTATGCCGACATTCGAAAGAAAATATTTCATTTCTAAAATTGTTGAAATGTATAAAAAATAAGGTCCATTCTATTTATAAAATAAAAACATGTTATTTTTTGAAGCAGAAGTTGATGGTGGAGGGTCATCCAAGTTTAAAGCATTTGGAGGTGATAAAGGTTACTTCGCATCGTTAGGTGAAGAATTTAAAAGCTATGTTGCCACTGTAAGTGCGGATTTAGCTGAATTAACCAAAGCAATTCAAAATCAACAACAACAATTAGTTGGTATGGATACCGCCGCTAAGAATCTTCTTAGAAGTATGGGTGGTATTGCTGACTTCACGGGAAAAGGAGCTGCCAGAGCAGAAGAATTTAGAGGTAGAATAAGCGATGCGTTATCACTAAGTATAAAATTTGGTGGTACAATGAAGGACGTACAAGAAGCCGCTGCAGGATTAGCTGAAGGTATGGGTAGAATGGTGAATCCTTCTGCTATATTTTTAAAGGATATAATTGCAACAGGAAAGGCTTTTGGTTTATCAAATAAGGAAGTGACGAAGATGGTTACGGACCTTGTAAGGATGGGAGGTACCCAAGAAGAGGCTTTACAAACTATGAGAGGTATTGCTGATGAGGCAAGAAGAGCCGGTGTTAATACTGCTGCTTACATGAAAGCAGTACAGGGTGGATTAAAAATGGCCAGCGGATTTGGTTTTAAAAATGGAATAGAAGGTCTGAAAAGTATGGCTAAACAAGCAGCAATGTTAAGGACTTCTATTGAAAGTATTGGGGCTAAAGGTCTACAAGCTAAAATTTTAGACCCTGAAGGGGCAATAGAAGCCGCGGCAGGATTTCAAATGTTAGGTGGTGCAATTGGTAAATTAGGTGACCCATTCCAATTATTATATATGGCTCAAAGCGATATGGCTGGTCTCCAAGATGAACTTGCGAAATCAACTGCATCAGCATTCAAGTTCAATAAAGCAACAGGAACGTTTGATGCATCAACACAAGATTTATACAGATTAAGACAACAGGCCGAACTGACAGGTGCTAATTTAGACGACATGTTAGAATCTGGTCGAGAAATGGCAAAATTAGATTTTATTAAAAGTTCTGTTGATTTATCAACTCTTGATGATGCGCAACAAGGGGTTTTGGCGAGTTTAGCTCAAGTTGATAAAAATGGTAAAGTTAGGGTTGATATTCCTGGTTTTGATGAAGGTACAAAAGACTTGACAGAATTAATGAAAGAGCAAAGCTTCAAAGATGCCCTCAATCAGTATGAAATTGATTCCAAAAAAACTGCTGAACAAATTGCAATTAGTCAGATGAATCTTGAAGAAAAACAATTAGCATCTCTACAAGGAATAGAAAAGGCTATTGTTTTAAGTCTGGATAAAACTGACCAACAAACACTGATAAATGACATTGCTAAATCAAATGCGGATGCTGCTAAAGCTTATGAAGATTTGATTAAGGCAGTTAAAACTCCTGTGGGTGGCGCCTTGAAGGGGTATACTGCAACCGAAGCAGCAGGTGCTGGTGTGATATCAGAAACTGCGGGAGATATTACTACAGCTTTAGGTTCAATACCTATGAGTGATGCCTTTTTTCCAAGTAATAATTCGGCTCCAACAATTTTATCCAAAGGTAAATTATACCAAGGAATTATCGGTGATGATGTTGCGGTAGGGACTAATTTGGGTGATGCATTATCAAAAGTAGGTGGTAATATTGGAGGCTCAATAGATATTAACATTAATCTTAATGGTAGTATTAGTGGTGACAATAATCTTATTACTAATATGTTTAAAAAACCTGAAGTACAAAAAGAAATTATGGACACAGTTTTATACAAATTAAATCAGTATAAAAGACAACAAGGCGTTATTGCCTAAAAAAATATAAAACAATCTATTTATCATAAAAAGACTGAATGGAGAGTCCACTATCATTTAATTCAAGTGAAAATTTTAGAAAAAAGCTTTTGGTGCGAAATCTTCCACCATATAAGGTCGATAATGCTTTTTCTAATGAAAGTAAACCTGGTTCTTCTGAATTTACTTTTAATGACCTCAGCACTGTAGACTCACCTAGTGTAGAACAAATTGGGGACAAACAAGAAAAATTATTATTACCCATAAATCAATACGGGCCACAAACACCAAATAAAGATTATGGTAGTGTTGTAACAATAAATGATAACCAAAATTATAAAACAAACGAAGGTGAGTATGGTTATCCTGATACTATTGGTAGTGATTTAGAAACTATTGGTAATAATACTGAAAAACAAATTATTATAAAAAATGTTTATAGACCTGAAAACGGATTATCTGATTTTGGTTCTACAGCGTGGTATATAAACAATGATAAAGTAATCACAACTATTGGTGAAGGTGAATATACAGTACAAGACACAGTTGGAAGTGGTTTAGAAACTACGGCAAACACAGATAGACCAACATTAATTACTAATAATCAATATGGACCACAAACACTATCAAATGTTGAAGTTTCAATAAATAATAACTTTCAGACTAACGCAAACGAAGGTGAATACGGATTTCCTGATACTGTTGATAGCCCATTAGAAATAAAAGGGGAATCTGATAGACCTGCATTGATTGCTATAAATCAATACGGACCTCAAAATTTACCAACAACTGAAGTATTAATTAATAATAATTTACAAACAAATTCAAATGAAGGGGAATATGGTTATCCTGATACAGTAGATAGTGAATTACAAATTGTAGGTGAAGACATAAGAAAACCAAATTTTTTACAAAATCCGTGGGGACCTGAACAGGGTCAAAGTGAGGTTGAAGTTGAACCTTACAGGAAACAAAAAAATTTAGTAATACCACAGGGAAATTATTTAGATGAGACCGATACCTACGGTAACGAATTAGAATTCAAAGCGGGTGTCAAAGAAACTGAGGCTTACTTATCAAATAGATATGCGACTGGAGAAGGTTTTTACGACCCGACGGACTTTAAGAATTTTCAATTAGAGGCTCTTCAATTACCATATGCCAATTCTGATAATACATTTATATTTTTACCATCAACCTACACACCTTATAGTATTTTATTAGAAGATAACCCGTCAGGTTCTGATGGTACTTTGTCTGAGGATTCTGATTTAGCCATGATTGGTGCTAAAAGTTTGAACAAAGAATTCAAACACAGAGTTGCGTTAGAACTTTACCAACAAACTTTAGGTCAAGTAAATATATTTAATTCTAACGTAGACCCCCTTACTGGTGAAATTTCGGCAAAACCAAATACGGACCCTTTTGATGCAATTGGATTACTTACAGGAAATATTCCTATCGTATCAAGAGTTTACAACATTACAACACCCGACTTCTTATTTGGTCAAGGAATTAATTTTGCGGCTAAGTTAGCCGGATTATACTCACCATATTCTTACATACCTGGTGAATATTTTGATTATCCTGACCGAATAATCAATGGACCATATGTTAACCCATTATCTATAATTGGTGGAGCTATAGGTTCTTTATTTAGTGTCCTACAAGGTGCAAATCAATCATCTTCTGAGTTGATGTTAGAATACACATCAGTTCCTACTAGAAAGTTATTATATGACCAATTAAAATACAATCAGTATAGACCAAATTATAAAATTGGTAATAACCTAACAGCACCTCAAGGTGTATTTTATATTGGTGAAAGAAAAAATCATCTTACAGAATTATTATCCCCGGCGGGAGAACTCCCTCAAAATAAAGATAGAACTGGCTCATCTATTGGACCTGTACAATCTTATTCAAAAATGGGTAAACTTTATGAGACGGACCAACTTGATGATACATTATTTGGTATAAATAGTAGAAACTTTTATAGTGCTGGTAGTACGAAAGATGGTTGTAATCTTATTGGTAGTAGTGTTTTTGGTGGGTTTACATGGGTTGGAAGTAAAAATCCTGAAGAAATTAATAACCCAAAACCAGGTGCTTTACAAGGTAGGGGTGGAGAACAATTTGAAGACACTAGCGAATTTAAGTTTGGACAACTTACTGATTTTGGAAAAAGTGAGTCCACAAGATACAATTTTACACCAGGGTCAATCTTAGATGTAACACAAAAGTTAATAGATGCTGGACAAAGAAAATCTGTCCAAAATCCGAAAGAACACGTAGGTAATGCTATTAATCAAATTACCAAAGTATTCAATGATGGTTATCAAGAAATTACTAAGGGTTCTAAAACATTGAGATGGACAACTAAAAATTCAACAGGAGGAGGACAAGTCCAAGGTTTAGAATATTGTAGAGTTTTTACAAAGGATAGACCATATTATACATTTGATGAGTTACAAAAAACGGATGGTAATATTAGAAAGTTTACTTCATCAGTATTAGATAGTACTTACAACTTAAATATAGCACCTGTCGAAGGTAGTAGTTTGAGAGACGGTAGGGTTAAAAAATATATGTTCTCTCTTGAGAACTTAGCTTGGGGTAGTTCAAATAAAAAAGGTTACACTTATGATGATTTACCGGCATGTGAAAAAGGACCAAATGGAGGTAGAATTATGTGGTTCCCCCCTTATGAGTTATCATTTGATGAAAGTATATCAACATCATGGCAAGATAATAACTTTTTAGGTCGTACAGAACCAATATATACATATACTAATACATCAAGAAAGGGTAACGTATCCTTCAAAATAATAGTTGACCATCCATCAATATTAAACTTATTGGTTGATGAGGAATTAAAAGATATAAGTGATGGTAACGAAATAACACAAATTATTGATTCATTTTTTGCTGGATGTACTAAATACGATTTATGGGATTTAGTATCTAAGTTTCCTAATTTTACACCAAGTGACATATTTCAAGCACAAATTCTTACACAAGAAGATTTAGTAACGGTTGTAGAACAAAATAGCTACACTACAATACAACAAAATATAGATATTGGCGGACAAGTTGAAACCACACCAAAAGCTTCAGACTGTGTTGTATTTCATTATGAAATTGGTTTAAATACCAATTTGGAGTATACTGCTTGTAGTGGTAACCAACAAATATTAACTTTAAGTGCTGGTGACAAGGGTGATATATGTGTTAAACGAGGAACCACACCAAATATAGTAACCCCCGACCCATCAAATATTGTAACACCAACAGGACAAGATTGTGAACTTAATCCTTCGAGCGGACAGACACAAACAACACCTAATGAAACACCAAAACCCACAAATATTTCATTCCCTGATATTGGTTTTTACTTTGATAACGATTATCCAATAGGTAAAAATACTAGAGTGGATACTGTAGGTGAAAACGAAGACTTTGAATTTTGGTATAAAAAATACATTAACTCTGAAAGTTGTTACTTAAACGGTGGTTGTGAAAATCAAGATTACCAAAAGGCATTAGATAAAATAATCCAATATGGTGACGCACAAAAAACAGATGTTACAAATTATGTTTTAGGTTTAGATAAAGCCGCACAAGACAAATATCTTGATAGTTTTATTGATACAAGAAAAAGTGAAATTTCTGAATTTTTTAAATTCATTAAATCGGAATTTGATGAGGCTAAAAAATTCATTGAAACTATAGGACCATTAATGGCCGATGGAAACACCGTTAAATTTAGTTTGGGGTCTAGTGCATCTTCGGTAAGTGATAACGGTTATAATTTACACCTTTCAAAAAGAAGACTTGATTCAGTAATTAAGTGGTTAAAAAAACAATCTTATGATGGTACTAAATTTGATAAATTCATACAACAAGGAAAATTAGTTATTACGTCTGCAACACCTTCAGGTGAAACTGCAACTATTGACGAATTATATTATAAACAAATCAACTGTAGTAAACCATTCAAGACTAGTGATGCTGAAGGAACCGTTTCGGTAAACGCCATGGCTTGTAGGAGAACTAAAATTTTTAACGTAGATGTAGTAAAAAATAATTCAGAAAACGAGAATGGCGACCAACAACCAAGCAATACTCAAGTAAATCAAGAAACCGCTGGACAAGATTTTACTATTAATGGTCAGAGTAATATAACACCAACCACCACCACTTCACAACAACCAAATACGTCCACAAACCCTTTTGTTAATCAACAACCTGATTCAGACCCTAATACTGTAACACCACCTAACACTAGAGAACAAGTGGTAAATAGACAAGAAAGACAAACATATAAAGACTTAACTAAACGTTTGGCTAGAAAATTATTAACAGAATGTAACTATTTTGAATATTTGGAAAGAACAAATCCTATGATTTATGACGGAATAAAATCCAAAATAAAATATTTTCAACCCGCTTTCCACTCTATTACACCTGAAGGATTAAATTCCAGACTGGTTTTCCTACAACAATGTATGAGACCTGGTGATACAATACCTACCGTTTCTACAACAGGTCAAGGACAAGAACAATTAATATATAATGATGTTTCAAATAGTGCGTTTGGGGCACCTCCTATCTGTGTTCTTAGAATTGGTGACTTCTTCAATACTAAAATAGCAATCGACCAAATATCATTAAAATATGATGACGGTAAATTTGATTTGAATCCTGAAGGTATCGGTATCCAACCTATGATAGCAACAGTAAGTATATCTTTTAGTTTCATTGGTGCTCATGGTTTAGCGGGACCTGTAGCTAAGTTACAAAATGCATTATCATTTAATTACTATGCTAATACTGAAATGTATGACGAACGTGCTGAATCTACAGAAACTTTAGACCAATTAGAAACATACGATAGACAGATTTTAGACCAAGTAGAAGAACAAGTAGGTGTCGTAGACACCTCAGCTCCAAGACCTGAAATAAATAATGGAGGTGTTACTATCGGTAAAACTTTAACAAATGTATTAAACATAGATACATCCGTTACTACAGGTACAATTGAATATAAAGATATTTTTAGTAATTTAGTAGACGGTACAAAAAATTATGCAGATAAGGTAACAACAACTTTAGAAAAAATTAATGAAGAATTTTTATTTGGTGGGTTACAAATCTTTACTAAAGATAGAAAATATACTGAGGGTAACTTTAATTATTTAGGTGGTAATATGACGGATACTGCAACTATTTTCGGTTACTCAGATAAGATTCAAACAAAAATGGACAATTTGGCAACAGAAGCTAAAACTGATGTTGATGATGGAACGACTCCATTACTTGTTGGTATTGGTGATGAGAATTTATCTGAGGTAGAAATAAGAAAAGTTAAAAGACAAATTAAAAAAGACATAGATTCTAAAAAAGATAAAATGTTGAATTCACTACAAAACTATTCAAACGAGATAACAAATACAGAATTGAATTACATCAATTTGATTGATAAAATAAATTATGTGTCTAACGGTAACGATGGGTTTATAAAGAAAAATAATTCAACAATCATTTATAATTTATCTGGTACAACAGAAGTAACTCAACCAACACTAACAGGAGTGAATAATACTTTACAAGAATTGATTGAAGATTCACTTTTAATTAAAAATGATTTGAATGATGTGAATCTAAAGTTAATTGAGTTTAGTTTGATACCAACAGGTAACTATGATTATAGTGAAAACTATACGCAGGATATGTATTTTAGTTCACCGCAACCACCAAATAAGGTTGTATATTTTATGTTGTTTGGAAAAGAAATAATAGACGACCCGAATAAGTTTGCTGAAAACTTAATATTAAATGCAATACCTGATATTAGTGATGAATCAAAAACTAATTGGATGACTTGGCTTATGACTACACTTACAGGTGCTAATGGGCTTGTTGACATATACAAATCATCAAAAACGACAGTTGATAAAAAAATATCTGATTATAAAACAACTTTTTATAATCCATTATTTAATACTTACAAGACTTCACTTAAGGGTAAAGTAAGAAAAATGTGGTACGAATCACAATTAACACCAACAGAAAAAACCATCGAAGACTTAAAAATTATTTATTCTAATAAAAGTCCAAAAGGGGATAAATTTAACTTACAAAAATCATTTAAGTAATGGACTATTATAATAGATACAAAGATTTTTTAATAAACGGACAACAAACCGTAGTACCCTTTTTATCCATACCTTCAAGGGTTACGGACCAACAATATCTTTATCGAACAGGTAGAAGTAGATTGGACAAAATTAGTTTTGAAAAATATGGTACACCATATTTTGGTTGGTTAATACTGGCTGCAAACGCATCTTTTGGTGGATTAGAACAAAATATACCTGATGGTACTATTTTAATTATACCTTATCCGCTAACTGCAGCATTACAAGACTACAAATCCGCATTGGATACCTATATATTTTATTATGGCCGCTAGACAAAAACAAAATAAAAAAATTTATATTGAAACTGATTATGATAACATCGTAATTGTAAACCCAAATGAAGTTTATAATTCAGATGGAAAGAAAGAGGAACGTCTTGTTGACCACGAAGAATTGGTCTATTATGCTAATTTAGAAACTTTTATAATCCCAAGAACAAAATTAGCAATTGGAGAAGCTTTCCCAACCATAGAAAATACAACAAGTATTGCCACTCTATTTAGTGGCGATGATGCTTTGAAAGTTAATTTTTTAAAACCAAGAGGTAAAACTGAATTTGATACAAGTTGGTCAAAACAATTAACAGGTGAGGGTTCAAGAGATGGTTTAGGTATTAATCAAAGTGCGGAACGAGTTGCTTCTGTTGACGGTAGGCAAGTGTTTAGACGTTCGGTAAGAAACTACGAAGATACACAACTTTTAGGTATTAAATCAATTAGAGTAGCAATAAAGGCGTCAGGTGTTCCTGAAGTTAATATTGAAATGGTTGATATACAAGGAAGGTCTTTATTCGAGCAAGGAGAAAATTCGTTGTATTCTGCTTTTTTTAATTTTCCTTACCCGTTGTTTTATTTAACACTTAAAGGTTATTATGGTAAAGCCGTTAGATATAGACTTTCTTTAATGTCTTTTAATGCTACTTTCGATGCCGACACAGGTAATTACAATATTTCTTTGAAACTTGTTGGTAAGTTTACAGCATTACTTTTTGATACCCCTTTGTCTTACGCGGTAAACGCACCTAAGATGTATAACACTCAAATAACGGTTACAGAACCTAATGGGAATAAAAGTTTTTTTAACACATATAAAGGAAGACAAAAGTTAAATGAGGTATATGACATATATGAAAGAAAGGGATTAATACCACCAAACTTTCCGAGATATTCCTTGGAAGAATTTAAATATAAGGTTGAAAAATTTACAACGGATTTTCAAAATGATTTAAAGGCAAAGACAGACTTTACAAAGTTAAATGATTTAGAAGACTTCTCAGAAAACTTAAAAAAACTTAATAAGGAAGTTTATGAGTATGCTATTAATAATGTTGTAGATAGAAATAGTTTTTATGTTCAGGGTGATGAAGTTTATTATCCATTTAAAAAAGAATTGACTTTTCAATCGAGAGAAGACTTCAAAACCAAAATATCAGAAAGAATAAATGCTTATGTTGCAAATTTAAAAAACAACGCCACGTTTGGTGAAAATAAAAATGCTGAGTATCAAATTAACGTAACCATAAAAGGTATAAAAGATATTCTTAGAAAACTTGATTTTAATACTTGGAGTAGTAATAAACAAGATGTTACTAATACATACTTTTATAGAAACAATAGACCACTCGATTCGAATATTAATCCTGGTGAATATGAAAAATTCTTAAAAGACGAGCAAATTATTGCACTTTTAGATACTAAAGTTAAAAACGAAAAGGGGGAGTGGGTTGAAGAACTTCCTGACTATTTAGTATTTGGCGATAAAATAGTTGCTGACGGTACATATTCTAGAAATTCATATTTAGATAAATTAGATGTGATGTTCACTAGTTTAAGTGCTAAACAAAAAATAATTGAAGATGAATTAACACAATATTATATTGGTAAACAATTGAGTAATCCGTTAGAAGGTGGATTGGGATTTAAACCAACGATAAGAAATGTGTTTGCAATTATTTTAGCAGGTGCTGACGCATTTTATAGACTAATGGATGAAAATCATGAAGAGGCATGGAATGTCAGAACTGATAAAAATCGTTTATTAGCTGTAATTCCGTCAGACAAAAATTTTTCAGTTGATGCATTAAAATCAATACAAACGTCTAGTACTAACTTGAATAGTGATAATGTTGTATATCCGTGGCCATTATATTTTACATTAGAAAAACAAGATAATGGAAGTGACTTATATACGATACAATATCCTGGTGACGCTAAATATATAGGACAGACAAGGGCTTATGATTATAGAGTGTGGCCTGAAGTTGGTTTTGTAGAAGCATTTATAAAAGCAACATTAGAAAAATCAAAACCAGAAGTAAGATATTCTTATGACAACCCTAAGGATGTAACAAAATATGTATCATGTAATGCTATTGAATTTCCATTCAAAACGGCACCTTACCAAGATTTAGATGCCATCAAAACCTTTTATGAAATTTTTGAAAGAACTTATATCGCATCACATTATGGTAATTTACCATCGGATATTGCAAGTAGTAAACAAATCGACCAATTTTATGGTGATATAGAAAGTCTTAATATTAGTTTAGTGGCTCCATCCGATATTACAATAAATCAAACCTTAAAGAACTCAGCATTTAATTTAAGTAAACTTGTCGATTACATGAAAACAATTTCAAATAATGGACAAGGACAAAGTTGGCAAACATATATAAGAGATTACTTTAACACAGATTATCTTAAAACTCTTTTAGCTAATGTTAATGAAATATATTCAATAGACACCTTAGCTGGAGCATCAATACAAGTTTCGGCGGACTTACCATTAGCACCAAACATGAAAGAATTTTTAGAAGATAGTGCAACCTCTAAACAAAAAAAATTAGATGTTTACCCCTTCACCAATGTAGATTGGTTAAAAAAATATATGTCTAATGGTGAAAGTATTGGTTCATATGAGGACTATAACAATACAACTAGAAGTTATATATTCTTGGACGATAAAAAAACCATAGCAAGAATTAATGCGACTGAAAAGTATGAAAATTTAAAACTTTTTACATCTAATGCTGTGTTTCAAAATAACACACAACCACTTTTAGTTGACCCATCAAGTGATGACCCAATTGATTCGGCACTTTCTTTGAAAGAATATTATAATAGAAGGCAATATGAAGATTTGTTTTTAACTGAGTCATTTATTGATTACGGTAATAGTTATAGTGGTAATTTAGGAACATTCATTCAAACAACGTCGTTGATGAATACGCCTTATTTTGTTAATGCAATATTGGATGGTGTACAAAAACAAAAAAACAACGAGGAAAATCCATACGCAGCTTTAGGTTATATGTACCTAAACTCTTTACCTCTAATTACAACAAAAGAAAAAATTAAAGATGTTACAAACGATGTTGTAACTGACCTTGACTATTTGGCGGCAACATTCAATAAGTTTTCATCTATTCATCAGGTACCATATGCTTGGGTTTTGAAGTACGGTTCAATATGGCATAGATATAAAACATATATTGAAAAAAATATTGATATTTTAGAAGATACGTGGAAAGATTTTGACTATGTATTTTCTTATGACCCAACAACAGGAAGTTCAAGTACTAAGTATACTATATTAGATTATAGTGGAAACCCAACCACAATCTCTCTTCAAAATGTTGAATTATATACACCAGCATTTAACGTGTTCAACCTAAAAGAGACTTATGATACAGGATTTTATCCAAAAGTTATTAATTCTATTGAATATTACCTGAATGGAAAAGATTTAATAACTGGTTATACACCTACTGATTTTAGTAAACTTTATACTGAACAAGGATTAAAAATTGGATTTAACCCAACTAACGAGGTTTATTATTTCCCACAAGGTTATGACGCAAGTAATCCAAATAAAGAATTATTAAAAAGAAATTTATTTACTTATAGAAAATATAAGAAAAATAATGTCGACTCAGAACCATCAACAATCATTATGTACCCTTCTATGGGAGGGATACCTTTTGACCAAGCAATTTATGAGTGTTTTAATCCTCAGAAAAAAATAACGGAAAGTTTGTATAATAATAATTCCATGTATAATGGAACGGTACGTTCGGTTTGGGGTATGTCCCAATTTGGATATTTTAATAATAAATTAATTAAAAAACCATTACCTACTGAATACCTTAAAATAATTAAAACAAATACAGACAAACAAAATGTTTTTGATATAACTAACACTGAGTCAACTTATTCAATGATTGATGAGATATTCAGTGTCTTTGATGTTGCTTTGTTGGATAAAATGGAAGAAAAGTTTTTAACTTTTTGTAAGTACAAACCATTGGCTGATGAGTTAAAATTAAATGATGAAAACATCACGCCAAACTACCTTCAAACAAATGGGTTAACTAATGCGAATTTAAAATTACTTAAAAATCAAATTCAAAATCTTTTCTCATATCAAACCATATTCTTTCAACAAGTTAATGAAACTATTGATACACAAACATTAATGAACGACCAAATTAGTAACCTTTATACAAATTTGAGAGAATTTTTGAATTTTGATTGTGTCCTTAAGATAGGTAACCCTACAAATTTCGATAGAAAATTGTTTGATTCATTAAGTACACTTAGTAATATGCAGACTGAGGATAAATTAACCTTTGGTAAATATGTTTCTGGTTCATTACCAGGTGACGGCACACTTACAACATTATTACAAAGTACTACGTCATTACCACAATCATGGTCAACATTACACAAATATTTAGGGTTTAGTTTAATACCTGGAGTTGATTACGAAAACCAAGTCAATAACGCGTTCCCTTCAGTACCTAACCCAACATCAGCAACGACCGCAACAACTACAAACGCAAACTCAGAAATACAATTACAATATATAGGTAGTTCATATAATATCATCACTACACCAACAAATGATAGTGAGTATATACATATTGAAAAAACAACAAGTGGTTACGATGTTTTCAAAATTATAGGAGAACCCGATAAATCAAAAATATCACAAAGATTACAATCTATAAGTTTTTATCAACCAAACTCAAATGTACAAGATAGTAGTAATATAGTACAAAGTGAGTTTACTATGAACGCTCAAACAAAGTATCAATATGTTGCGAAAATAATTCAAGCCCAACCTGGTAAATATCAAATGGTAGTGACGTATGCACCAAACTTACCTACGTCACCTGAGACATTACTATTAATTGCTGATGTATCAACCTCACCTAATTTTTCATCAACAATACCACAAAATAATAATGTTTCAATTACTCCACTGGCGTTGGCAAACACACAAAAATGTCTTGTATCAGATTTCTTCATTCAAAATAATATTGCATTTAATCCTCAAAACATAAGAACACTTTATCCAATAATAAGAATTTATGTTGAGCAAAAATTAAAAGACCCTACTTTTAATAAAAACAAACTAATCACATATATTAATGATTTCCTTACAGATAGGTACGAACTACAGGATAAAATGGTAAATCAGACTTTTACAAAGTTAAATAAGATATTAAAGAAAATTGAAGTCGATTATGGCTTACCAACCACACCTATGAATGGTGATACAACCAAGTTAGCCCTTTATAATACGTTAAAAGGTTTTAATGATAAATGGATTTCAGGTTCAGATTTGAAAAGTGTTACGTTGTTTGAAGACTTTTTATTTATGGATAGGTCAAACAGTGATTTAGGTAATTCTTATAATGTAGATTTGAATAAAGTGGTAAATAGACTTGCTTTAGATACGAAGCAAGACCAAAGTTTAATGTCTTTAATAAGTTCAATTTTAGAAGATAATTATTTTATTTTTATGGCGATGCCTGCCTATATTAATTTTTACGGTATCCAAAAAGCTTTAAAAGGTGGTCAACCATTAGAGGATAGTGAAATTGGTAATTCATTGTTTGGGACTTATTTAGAAGTGGATTACACACAATCTAACCCTAAATTTTTGTGTCTATATGTTGGTAACCCATCTGAATACCCGAAACCAAAAGAAAACTCATTTAATAGATTTGGTGACGATAGTTTTGATTTAAGAGTTCCGGATAACCCATTAAGAGTTTCTGACCCTAATAGAAATTATTCACTGAGTAATCGTGTAGTTGGATTTGCTGTTGATTTTGGAATAAGAAATCAAAACATCTTCAAAGGATTAAATTTAGATATGTCTGAAATGAAAAACACTTCAGAGTCATTTAAGGTTTTTGCCGATATGGGTAGTTCAGTTTCAGGAGACAAAGTAGCACAACAATCACAATCATTATATAGTATATACAAATCAAGGTCGTATCAGTGTACGGTAAGTAGTATGGGTAACGCTATGATTCAACCTACTATGTATTATATTTTAAGACACGTACCTATGTTTTATGGACCATATTGGATTACAGAGGTAAACCATAATATCTCAACGTCAGGATTTGATACTGAGTTTAAGGGTACAAGAATACCTAAATATGCATTACCTAAAATTGATAATTTAATGGCATCAGTTAATAAAACCGTATTGGCTGAACTTAAAAATTTATTAGGGGTTACTAAGACACCAAAAACACAAGAAGTACTAGATGCTGAGAAACTACTAAGCACTAACCCACCACTTCAAACATTAAATGGAGCGGAAAATGTTTGCTTAAGTGGAGTCCCTACCGTGTATGCTAGTGTTCCTTTTGAACCTTTATTACAGACACCATTCACAAAAGATGAATTTATTCCACTATTAGATTCTGTAACTACAAATAAAGTTATGAAAGCATTGTTATGGGGGATTGCACAAAATCAAAAATCAACCACAAATAATAACGGGGTATTTAATTGTATTAATTATAATCCATTTCAGATTGACACCCAAAGAATACAACCTGGAAACCTTAATAGTTTTATTAAAAAACAATCCTGTGTACAAATTGATAATAAAAATATTAGACTTGTTAAATTTGACACATTTACAGAATCGATACAGTTTATGAACGCTTATATGACAAATGTGATAAACTCAATACCAAGGTTAGTAACATTAAATCCTAATACAAATTTAGATAAGAGTTACGGAGCAGCATTATTCCAACTAGCTTATACAACTTGGTATGGTACATTTGCCTTCGGTAATCCTGATGCGATACCACCTGTACCACCATTAAATGAGACTCAAATTAAAAGTAAAACAATATCTGATTTTGCATCACTTACAAACAATTACAATACATTAGTTGAAAGTTTTACTCAAGCATGGCAACAATTTAAGTAAAAACAAAATAAAGAGATATTTATATTATAAAAAAACTATGAGTATGAAAGCATTATTAGACGATTACTTGAAAAAAGATACTAGAGTTACACAGAAAGATGCTGGTAATGGATATCAAGAAGTATGCGATTTAGATACAGGTGACTGTTATACAATCAGAATGAAAGATGGTTTGATTGAACGAGTGGATAACACTATGAAAACAAATAGAACATTAAAAGTTGAAACACCTCATGGTGTAAAAACATTATTAAACGGTTAAAAATTAAGAAATGAATATTGAAAAACAAATATTAGAAGAATTAAAACGATTTAATCAAATTAATTCATATATTCTTAATGAACAACCTGAAGCGCCGGTAGATGATGTTTCACCGGCAACTGATGCACCGGCAGGGGACTTACCACCGGCAGATGCACCAGCGGGTGATGTACCACCGGCGGGTGATGTACCACCGGCAGATGCAGGAGCAACACCTGCACCAACCGAAGTACCTGAACCTATAGATGTTGAAAATGACCCTGACGTTGAAGAAGTGGGTGGTGAGGAAAAAACCGACGAAGAAGGTGAAAGTGAAGAGATTGATATCACTGACCTTGTGACTTCACAACAAGAAATACAATCTAAACAAGATGAATTTATGAACGATATGTTTACTAAGTTAGATGACTTAGCATCAAAATTAGCGAACATGGACCAAATTATGACTAAGATAAATGATTTAGAGTCTAAATTTGATAAGTATAGAGAAAAAACTCCTGAAGAAAAATTAATGTTACGTTCTTTAGATTCTTATCCTTACAATCAAAAATTGACAGATTTCTTTCAAGATAAAGAAGATGAGATGGAGAAAACAGGAAAAAATGAATATGTATTAACATCAGACGAGGTTGAGAATTTTTCTCCAAATGAGGTAAAAAAAACATTTAATATATATGACGACGAGAATCCAAAGATGTAAAAAATAATAGGATAAAGAATCAATATAAAGGGGGCGTTTGTCCCCTTTTTTTATTTGACAAACTTAAATATTCACCTATATTTGTTGTAGATAAAAGAGTAATAATTAAAAATTTATTTATGGCAAATTCAGTATTAGATTCAGTACTAGCTCAGTACGAAAAAAATTCAACATCGAGCAACACACCAAGAACTAACATTTCTCAAGAAGACAGATTGAAGAAGTATTTCTCAGCAATCCTTCAGAAGAATGAAAAATCCGCATCACGAAGAATTCGTATCTTACCTACAAAAGATGGTTCATCACCATTTGTCGAAGTTTGGTACCATGAAATTCAAGTAAACGGGCAATGGGTTAAGTTGTATGACCCTGAAAAAAATGACAACGAACGTTCACCTTTGACTGAAGTTTATAATGAACTGATTTCTACAGGTAAGAAAGAAGACAAAGAATTGGCATCACAATACCGTTCACGTTTATTTTACATTGTAAAAGTAATTGACCGTGACAACGAACAAGACGGTGTTAAATTTTGGCGATTCAAACACAACTACAAACAAGAAGGTGTGTTAGATAAAATTCTTCCTATTTGGAAAGCTAAAGGTGATGTCACTGAGGCTGAAAAAGGTCGTGATTTAATCATTGAACTTACAAAAGCAAAAACACCACAAGGAAAAGAATATACAGTTATTCAAACAATCATGTATGATGACCCACAACCACTACATGAAGATAAGGGAATCATGGAAGGATGGCTCCAAGACGAACTTACATGGAATGATGTATACTCAAAGAAACCCGTAGAATATTTAGAAGCAGTTGCAGTTGGTGAGACACCAATGTGGTCATCTGAACTTAAAAAATATGTTTACGGTGAAGCTGCTGAAATTTCACTTGGAGGGGCAAAACAAGAAACACCAACTCCTGTTGACCCACAAGCGAACGAAGAACCAGCGGAAGATTTGCCATTCTAAATTTAATTAAGCATGGATACTTTTAAACATATTGTATCCATGCTTTTTTTTTATAAACAAATTAAAAAAACAAAATGAAACCAGTGATTGCAGAAAAATTAAAAGAAGCGTTAGTTAAAAAATATGAAGCAGAAATTGCTGATGCCGAAGCAAGACTTTATGTTTATTTCACAAATCCTGTTGGGATTGGTGAGCATCCACAACACACAGAAGAGATGGATAATTTAGTTGGACAACTTACAGACGCAAAAGACAAGTTGGAAACTATAACAAATTTTAAAATTTACGAACTATAATGGCTATTAAAAAGAACGACTTTAGTTCACTTAAAAAGAAATTTTCCACATCGGCAAAGTATAAACCACAAAGATTCTTTGACCTTGGTGCACCGTTTTTGGATGCGGTTGGTTTACCTGGACCCGCGATGGGGCACATCAATATGTTCTTAGGACATTCAGATACGGGTAAGACAACAGCATTGGTTAAGACTGCGGTTGATGCTCAAAAGAAAGGTATCTTACCTGTGTTTATTATCACAGAACAAAAATGGTCTTTTGACCACGCTAAGTTAATGGGGTTTGAATGTGAAGAAGTTGTTGATACAGAAACGGGAGAATTAGAGTGGGACGGTTTTTATATATTCAATAATAACTTTGATTATATTGAACAAATCACAGATTACATCAATGATTTATTAGATGCTCAAGAAAAGGGTGATTTAGATTATTCATTGTGTATTATGTGGGACTCAGTTGGTTCTGTTCCTTGTAAAATGACTTACGAAGGTAAAGGAGGTAAACAACACAATGCAAGTGTTTTAGCCGATAAGATTGGTATGGGTATTAACCAACGTATTTCAGGTTCACGTAAAGCAGACTCTAAATATGAAAATACCCTAATCATTGTTAACCAACCTTGGGTTGAATTACCTGATAATCCGTTTGGACAACCTAAAATTAAGGCAAAAGGTGGTGAAGCTATTTGGTTGAATTCTTCATTAGTGTTCTTATTTGGAAATCAAAAAGGTGCTGGTACTACAAAAATTACCGCAACTAAAGATAAGAGAACTGTGAAGTTTGCATCAAGAACTAAGGTGTCTGTTATGAAAAATCACATTAACGGACTTGGTTTTGAAGATGGAAAGATTATCGTAACACCACACGGTTTCTTACCAGGAAAAGAAGCTTCCGAAGAAAAGGCATCAATCGAACAATACAAAAAAGAATATGCTGAATATTGGAAGGAAATAATCGGAGTTGATGGTGACTTTGATTTGAAATCAGAAAAAGAAGAAGTAGAGTAGTAATAATTAAAAAACAAAAAAGTGACAAAAACCTTATTGGTTGATGGAAACAATTTGATAAAAATTGGTTTTCACGGAGTGAAAGATTACTTTCACAATGGACAACATATCGGTGCTATTTGGCACTTTTTAAATACTTTAAGAAAGTTCTTGGAAGAAAACAACTATAATAAAGTTGTTGTATTTTGGGACAGTGATACGAATTCATCTCAAAGGAGGATTATATACCCGAAGTATAAATTAAATCGTAGAAACGATTCTAATGAGTTTAAACAGGCTTCTTACGAAAGTCAGAAACAACGAGTTAAACAATATCTTGAAGAGATGTTTGTTAGACAAGTTGAAGTTAACCATTCAGAGGCCGATGATTTAATTGCTTATTACTGCCAAATTTCTGAAGACGAGGATAAAACAATTTTCTCGAGTGATAGAGACCTTACACAATTAATCTCTGAAAGGGTAACTATCTATTCACCATCCACAAAAAGATATTATAAGATGGGGGACACAATCAAAATGAGTGATTTTGAAGTTCCCCACTTTAATGTCAAAACAATCAAAATCCTCACAGGAGATTCGTCTGATAATATTGACGGTATTTTTTATTTAGGTGAAAAGACATTATTTAAGTTTTTCCCTGAGCTACTTGAAAGAGTGGTAGAAATACCCGATATTTTAACAAAAGGTGAGGAACTTCTTAAAGAAAATAAGGACAACAAATCATTACAAAACCTTTTATCGGGTAAGACAAAAGAGGGTGTATTTGGTGAAGAATACTATGTAATAAACAAAAAACTAATTGATTTAGATGAACCACTCGTAAATCAAGAAGGTAAAGATTTAGTTGATGCATATTATTCAGAATCATTAGACCCTGATGGTAGAGGGTATAAAAACCTAATTCGTATGATGATGGAAGATGGGTTATTTAAATACCTACCTAAAACAGATGATAATTGGATTTATTTTTTAAAACCGTTTTTAAAGTTAACAAGAAAAGAAAAGTCAAAATTCAAAAACAAAAAGTAAAATTATGAAAGAACAAAATGACGTAACTAAAGTTGAATTTCTTATCACATTAAATGATAATTTTGTGGTTCAGAGATTCTTTAATGTCAAAGGGTTTAACCCAAAAGCTAAAGGTAGTGTAGACCTGATGAACTACATGTTCGATTTAAGAACCGACCTACAAACAAAACTTAGAAATAAGTGTGCGGTCTACATGTTGGAAAATAGATTCCAAATTGAGGAAGACTCAACAGTATTAGATACATCAAATACCGATGGACCTGAAAGATTTAACATTATTTTAAGAGTCGGAAATGAGACAATTTGTCACTATATCATCGACGCTAAATTGTACCCACCAAAGGTAAGATATACGCTGGATGTACGACCATCCATAAAAAACATATTAAGAGAGCTTACTGACATTTTTTCAGCTAAAAATTTATCTTACAATTACCTAAACTATTCGTTAGTTTAATCATATTTATCATATACAAAAAGAAAAAAATCATAGAATATGTCAGACAAAAAGAGCTTCGGATACTTAGGAAATACCTTTCAAATTCAGTTGTTAAACAACATCATATTATACAAGGATTTCTCAAATTCCATTCTTGAAGTCATTGACCCACATTACTTTGATAACCAATATTTTCGTATCATCTGTCAAATGATTAAGGAGTATTATTCAAAATATGAACATACTCCTACATTTGATACCTTAGAACAACTTACAAAGTCAGAAATCTCGTCTCCAATGGCTCAGAAGAGTGTCTTGGATACATTACAACAAGTAAAGGACGTATCTGATGAAGGTTCAATCTTTGTTCAAGAGAAGTCATTAAAATTTTGTAAACAACAAGAATTACAAAAGGTTATGACCAAAGCCCAATCAATAATTGATAAGGGTGATTTTGAAAGTTATGACCACTTGGAAGAGATGGTAAGAGGAGCTCTACAGGTTGGTGAAGTTGATAAAGGAACAACCGACGTTTTCTTTAACCTTGAAGAGGTTTTAGATGACGACTATAGACACCCAATTCCAATTGGAATCCCTGGTATTGATAATCTTCTTCGTGGAGGTTTGGCAAAGGGAGAAATTGGCGTTATATTAGCACCTACAGGAGTTGGTAAGTCTACATTTACTACAAAAATTGCAAACCATGCATTTAATTTAGGATACAACGTTTTACAAATATTTTTTGAAGACAATCCCAAAATTATCCAAAGAAAACACATTACACTTTGGACTGGAATGCACCCTGACGATTTAACAGAAAATAGAGAAGATGTTATTGAAAAAGTAAGACACATCCAATCTACAAGAAAAAACAAGTTGATAATGAAAAAGTTACCTTCAGATACGGTCACTATGAACCAGATTAAAAATCAGGTTAGAAAAATGATAGCTGAGGGTAATAAAGTAGATATGGTTATCTTGGATTACATTGATTGTGTGGTTCCTGATAAAATGTTGGGAGATGAGTGGAAAAGTGAAGGTTCGGTTATGAGAGCATTTGAGGCGATGTGTCACGAATTGGATATTGCAGGTTGGACGGCAACACAAGGAAATCGTAATTCGATTTCATCAGATGTTGTAACCACAGACCAAATGGGTGGGTCAATTAAAAAGGCTCAAGTTGGTCACGTAATCATTACGATTGCTAAATCATTACAACAAAAAGAAATGAACTTGGCAACCATAGCGATTACAAAATCAAGAATCGGAAAAGATGGTATTGTGTTTGAAAATTGTAAATTCGACAACGCAATGCTTGAAATAGATACAGAACAAAGTGTTACTTTCTTAGGTTTAGAAGAACAAAAAGAAGATAGAAACAGAAATAGAATCAAAGAGCTTTTAGAAAAGAAAAAGCAAAAAGAACAACAATCTTAAATTAATTAAAAATTATGGAAAAAATATTAACAGAAAACCCTGGTCGATTTGTCATCTTCCCTATCGAACACAACGATATATGGGAATATTACAAACAACACCAAGCCGCATTTTGGACGGCAGAAGAGGTCGATTTAACAAATGACATCAGAGATTGGGAAAATTTAACAGACAACGAAAAATTCTTTATTAAGAACGTATTGTCATTTTTCGCAGCTTCAGATGGTATT